AAAGGCCGCACGATCATGGCCAGTATGAAGCAACAATATGGCCAAAAGAAGGGCGAGCAGGTGTTTTATGCCAGCAAGAACAAGGGTACGATTACCGGTGTAGAGGGCCAGGCAAAGCGTGGCCTCAAGCGGATGGTGAAGAAAGTCAAAGCAGCGAAGGGGAAGACGTGGCGACATTAAGTGAAGTGCTCAAAGACATCGGCGAAGAGATGGTCGAGATCAATATCAACGGCCAGGAAATTCGATGCACCAGAACCGAGGCCGCAGCCCGGCGTCTCTTCCTGTTGGCAACTGGGGGTTACATGCAGTCCAAGGATGAGTATGGTGACACTGTAACGACTTACTTTAAGCCCACGGCCTCAGCGTGTAAAGCAATCCGTGAATACACCGAGGGTCGGGCAAGCCAGGAGCCGCCCAAGGAAGGCCGGAAAAACGCCAAGGCAGGATCGTTTGATGGGAGTATTGCTGGTAGGTTGAACAGTTTGTTGAAAGAGGACGCTTAGTGGCCCGACCAACACAACAACCTAAACTTGCAGAACCTTTCCCCGTAGAGGAACAGTATTGGACTGATCCTAAGACAGGTTTGATCGTCCCTAAGTTTAGGGAAGAGAATATTCGGTGGCGTATGAATTTGTTGGGGCGTGCTGAGGCTGATGAAGGGCTTCAAAAGGATTTACTCGCGGCTTGTCGGGCGTCGCTTCTATTTTGGGTAAACGCATTTGGAATTACTTATCATCAATTTGATGTAGCAGAGGATGGTAGTAGGATTGAAGCAGGAAATCCGCATGTGCCAATGATAACCTGGCCTATTCAGAATGAGCTTTTTAACACAATGGAAGATTGTCTTGCAACAGGACAAGATTTACTTATTGACAAATCCCGCGATATGGGAGCGAGCTGGATTTGTGTGTTTTTCCTCCATTGGTTAATATTGTTTAGAAAAGACCCCTGTCAACTATTGGAGATGTCCCGAAATGAGGACTACGTGGACAAACCTGGCAATCTTAAGAGTCTTTTCCAGAAACATGATAAAATCAATGAATTTCTTCCTGATTGGATGAGACCTCCTAATTGTTTCAGGGGACAAAAATATCGTTCACACATGCACTGGGAAAACCCTATTACGGGGTCTGTATTGGATGGTGAATCTACTACAAAACATGCAGCCCGTGGTGATAGGAGACTTATAGGACTGTTAGATGAATTCGGAAGTGTGCAATCTGGTGCAGCCATGCGTGCGTCCAGTAGAGATTCATGCTTGATGCGTATTATAAACAGCACAAGTATGCCAGGGAGTGAGTATAACAAGTGGCGATCCGATAAGACTGCGAACATAAAAAAATTCGTGCTTCCCTTCTGGGAACACCCAGAAAAAGGAGCCGGTCGATACGTCCAAAAAACCAAGGCCGGAAAGTGGGAGATCAGGAGTCCCTGGCTCGACTCCGAAGAAAAGGCCCGTGGACGCAAGTTCCTCGCAACTGAAGTTCTTAGAGAGGATACTGAACCTGGCCTCTCGTTCTTCCAAGAACAGAATATCGACGGCCATATCGCAATGCACGTTAAACCACCGACATCAACTTGGAGCATCAAGTGGAATCGGGCGATGAGCGATCAGGCGTTGATCCAGGCGATTGCCAACAAGGATCGGACCAATATCCTGGCCAAGCAACAGGGAACCGGGCCGCTCAAGCTCTGGTGTGACCTGATCGAAGGAAGACCGTCTCAGAAGGACAGTTACATCTTTGGCATTGATGTGAGTAAGGGCCAGGAAGCGTCGAACTCGGTGATCTCGATCAAGTGCCGGGAGACTGGGGAGAAGGTCGGCGAGTGGGCCAGTGCCGAATACCCACCTTATGAGTTTGCCCCCTTGACCGCGGCCATTGCCCTTTGGTTTGGCGGAGCTAAGCCGATGCAGTTGCCGTTCTTAAAATGGGAAAATAATGGGCCTGGTTGGGACTTTGGGCGGCTGATGGTGAAGAAGTTCCTGTATCCATTCTATTATATGAGCAAAGCCACAGGCCAGGTAACTGATCCACAAAAACGAACGTATGGTTTTCATATGGGTAGGGATAGCAAATATCTACTTCTATCTGCCTATGACAAAGCCCTCACAGATGGATCGTTTATCAATCATTCACTTGATGCCTTAGAGGAAGCCCGGCTTTATATCCATTATGAAAGTGGTGGAGTAGGTCCGGCTGTTATGCTCCATGAGAGTAGTTCATCCAAGCAGACCCACGGGGACCGGGTAATCGCCGATGCTCTGGCGAACGATGACACGGACTTCGCACGAAAGAAGCGGAAAGAAGAGACCAAGTATCCAACCAATACGGCGGGTCACAGGTTTTTGTCCCACATCAAGAACCGGGCGAGGCAGAGACACAAGCAGAACAAAGGTTTTGACTTTAGTATAGGGGGATGAGATGAAAGCGTTTGAAGAGTGGTCAGGTGGTGGGGAATACATGGAAGATTTTGAATATGCAGGGGCATATGCTGGTTGGAAAGCTGCATTGGAATGGATTCAAAAAATGATGATCGAAAATAAAATGACTAATGGACAGAGTTATAATATCGAAGATGAGATAAGACAAGAACTGAAAGACTAAAGGGGGATGAGATGAAAGCGTTTAGGAAGTATATGTTTGACCATTATCCCGATATAGAAGAGGATAGTTGGGATTGGAATCATTATCACGAATTGTGGAAAGCTGCATTGGAATGGGTTTTATCCTGGGAAACTGATCCTGAATCTATAGAGATTATCAAAAAAGAACTGGAAGACTGATGCCAGAAAAGACCTGTGCAAAATGTGGTGTGGTTTATAAGGAACCGTTGGAGAAATGGTTTCATAAAAATTGTACAAATAAAGATAAATTAGCTTGTCAATGCAAAAAATGTGTAGCAATTTATAAGGCACGGCGGTATAAAAAGGATGTAAAATACAAAGCAAACATATATGCTGCAAACAAAAGATACAAACAAACTAAAAAAGGAAAAGAAAGACAACGTGTTTGGAATAGGAAAAGAACTACAGAAACATACGGATTAACACCAATTGATTATAATCGAATGTGGGTTAAACAAAAAGGATGTTGTGCTATATGCGGTAGGCATCAAGATGAATTTAAACGAAAATTGGCAATAGATCATAACCATGAAACTGGACAAGTACGCGGGTTGTTGTGTACAAGATGTAATACTTTAGTAGAAGGTGTTGCTGATAAAAATTTTATGCAATCAGCTTTGGAGTATTTAAACAATGCCGAGTAACGTAACGCCAGGCAAACTTGAAGAAATCGCTGAGTTGGGTTTCAAACGGGTCGAAACCTTTAGTAAGCGTGTGTCTTTGATGTTTAAGGAATATGTCCCTGAAATCTTCAGGATGGAAAAGGGAGAAGTTCAGGAACCTATCAATTTAATTTTTAACACGATTCGTGCTTATGTGCCCAACCTTGTGATGCAGGAACCTATTACAAATGTAATCACCCCGTACCAGGCTTATAAAAATTATGCAGAACTTCTTGGTCTTGGGCTTGATGCGACTGCTCGACAGATCAAACTCAAACAGGAATTGAGAGCCTGGATTACCAATGCGTTGTTTGGTTGGGGTATAATGCGGGTTGGCATCAAAGCCAGTGGTGAATTGTTTTCGTTTGATGATGTGTTTGTTGATCCTGGACAAGTATACGCTCGTAATGTAAGCCTGTGTAATTTTGGTTTTGATCCTGCGTGTACTGATATTCGGCAGGCTAAGTGTTTGTTTGATCGAGTTACAGTTCCTCGCCAGATACTGTTGGATTCTGATGGTTTCGATCACGATCTTGTCCGTGCTTTGCCTTCTACTCCGTCTGATAAGCAAACCAAAAAACAATTTTCTACTGTAACTAATGAAGCCAAAGACGCAATGGTCAGGTTGCAAGATGAAGTAGATATTGTTCAGATGTATGTGCCCGAAGCCGAATCAATCATATACATGGGCGATCCGTGTCAGAAAAAACACGGAAAATTCCTTAAACGCGAAGAATACAATGGGCCAAAAGAAGGTGGATACGTTTTCTTGTCTTTTTCCCCACCTGTTGATAGCGACCCGTTTCCAGTGCCCCCTGTATCTGTTTGGTGGACCCTGGCTAAAATAAGCAACAGAATTTTTAACAAGATGGTCCACCAGTTCGAGAACCAAAAAGATATTGGTTTATACAATCCCGCCCAGGTCGATACAGTGGATCAAATCAAAGAAGCTGTGACCGGGGATTGGATAGCCACTATGGATCCCAAGGGCATCAATATGGTGTCGATGGGGGGCCAGAATGAGAAGAATGAACGGTTTCAACAAGAGCTTTTGACGATCTATAACTTCATGGCTGGAAACCCGGAACTCATTTCTGGCCAGTCTGTTCCTGGTGGGAAGAGTACGACGGCCACAGCAGTTCAGGCTCTTCAAAATAATGCCTCTATTGGGATAGAAGACCTACGCAATATCCTCTATGATGCTACTGGTGAAGTCCAACGCCGGTTGGCGTGGTATCTCCACACTGATCCCTTCATTGAACTCCCACTTTCCAAACGAATGAGCGGCGGGGAAGAAGTTGAGTTGGTCCTCACCCCAGAACAACGACAAGGTGATTTTCTTGATTACACCTTTAAGATCGTAGCTCGGTCGATGACCCCTCTCGATCCAATGGTCCGATCCAAACGGATTATGGAGTTCTGTACGAATATCATACCGGGTGCAGCCCAGACCGCGATGGTTATGATGCAGATGGGACAGCAGTTTAATCTAACCAAGTATCTAAGCCAGGTTGCATTCGAGATGGGGATTCAGGATATTGTCGAGGATATATTCATTGATCCTGAATGGCAAACTAAAATGATGGTGATGATGACCCTCAATCCGCCGAATCTGGGCAAGGCTGGAACAGGCAACTCGCCGGAAGGGGCTACGCAGAATAAGGGTAATCCGATGGCTCGCCCGATAGCGACGCCAACGCAAGAGTTTAATCAGGGGACACAGGAGAGTGCGGCTTTAAGTCAGTCAATTATGCAAGGGGTTATGTGATGATACATACTTTTGTTTGTGACAAATGCGGCCATACGGTTGAAGATGAGAACACGAAGATAGTGCATGTGTGTCCATGTGGAGAAGATATGAGGTGGGACCTCACAGGCCAGGCGTATGCCAGAGGCGATTACGAGCATTTTAGCAATGCCCTGGCCATTCATCCTGATGACATCCCCGCCCACCGAGACAAATTCCCTAATGTAGACATTACTCCTGATGGGATTCCGCGATTTACGTCCGTCAGACAACAGCAAAAATATTCGGAAGCATGTGGGTTTACTAAACGACCCCAGAAAATAAGATCACTCGGAAGGATAAAGAAAACTTACTGACCCCCAGACCAACTGGGCCAACTAAGAAAGGAAAACCATGAGTGACGAACTTAAAGAAAAGATGAAACAAGTAGAAGAAAATGCCAGGGAAGACCTGGATAAAGTATTTGATGAAGAATCT